TCGGAGCATCGTCAGCAATCTGGGCAACAACAAACGCAGTGGATGCTGCTTTGGTCGTGTTGTCATCAACAGATGCAGTCGGAACAACAGGAGAGTCTGAAAAAGTCTTAACTCCTGCAATCGTCTGTGCGCCAGTGGTGTAGACACCATTCGTGACGGTCGCAGCATTTCCGGTGACATTCCCGGTGAACCCGGATGAGGTAAATGTGCCGACCGACGATCCGTTAACCGCTACACCGATAACATTCGCACCACCAGAGTAGAAACCAGTGTCCGTGTCACCGTTGAACGTCCAGGATGGAGCAGCAGCAGTGCCAGCAGGGGCGATGTACTTGTCATCAGCACCAGATTGCCAATCCTTCAGATCACTCATCAACTGCCGGATGGCATTGTTGATATTCGCAGGGGAGCAACCCTCCGCGATGTTGATCGAGTTTATATCGGTGTTGAGGTCTGGATTGGTGTCGAATTCGCTGATCTTTGTCTTTGCCATGATTATTCCTCAGTCAGACCAAACACCTGACCGTAGCCAAGCCTGAGAGCACGTTTTTTGAGATCCTCTGAAACAGGGATCATTTCACGAGACGTTGCTGATCGCATCATTCTAGCGGCCATCTTTGGATCAAGCATTGCATCCACAATCAACTCTCGAATCTTGTCATCAGGACCACGATAAAGCCAGTCAATAGACTGAATGCCTTTAGTCATGATTGGAGGAAGATTGCCAATCATTTGCTTACCAACGACATTTCCAAGAATGTTTGCAATCGAAAGGTTTGCAAAAGTGTTTGATCCTGGTTGCTTTGCTCGCTCAAACGACGATTCATCAAGATCCCTTGCTACGCGCTGCAACAATGCAATCTGCGTCTTCGATAGCTTGATCTTTGGATCATCCTGCAAATCACGAACAGCACGAATGAATTGCGGTCTTGCAATAGCATATTCAGTAGACATCTGTGGATCTGTAGACAAAGGAGTCGTAGACCTAGCCTTGTCTCGAATAGTCTGTGCAGCCTCAAGCCTGTTTATGCCTTCTGAAATCTTGGCATATTTCTCCATGTAGTCACGATAACCAGGAGCAGCAGACTCAATCTGTTCATCCAAAACCCGCATTACATCTCGCAACTCTCCAGCAGCAAGTCTATAAACACCTTGCTCTTTATCCAAAAGACCTTGTGACGCCCGATACAAATCTTTCCTGACTGAATATGCGTCATCAGGAGTCAGAATTGGGACTTCTTCATTAGTAAATTTTGACTTTGCAAAACGCAATGCTTTTTGAACAGGGTCTTGTTTACCTTTACTAGATGCAAGAATTTCATCTATTCTGTCAACAACTCTTTGCAAGGTTGGGACAAATTCTTCTGGTGTGACCGTTGATTCAGCAAACGCTTTTTCCCTAATTGGATCAGTGATTGCATCCCGTCTTGCGAGTGCTTCATCCAGAGTTTTTTGATCCTTTGCCATCCTGTTTAGGATTTTCATCCGCGCCTCGTTTGCGCTGATGAACTGCTCCGTAAACTTGCCAGTCGGGTCCATTGCTTTTACAGCAGGAAACGCACCCATCATTCCAATGTCACGAGCAGCTTGTGGCGTGGTTGGCGTATAACCTGGAACTTGCTGCTGATACGCTTCGATGTTTTGAATTGCTCGTTCTGGATCGCGTGAAATTGCTCTTAAAGCCTCTCCAGCAATCTTTTCTCTTCCTGCCTCGGTTAGAGGTCTGACAAGCTCTCTGCCACCTCTCCCTGCTGCTTGCCCTGCAATAACTGCAGCAGTTCCAGCAGACGGAGCTACAGTCCCGGCCAACATCCCAAGACCAAGCTGCTCATACGGCCCCATTCCCTCCTCTCGTGCAAGAGCAGAGCCTAGAGCACCAGCACCAGCAGAAGTTGCCTGAAAGACCGGAGATTGCGTCAGAAGTTCTTTTGTTGCAGACAGCGCAGGAGGCAATGCCTTGCCAATACCACCACCACCAAGCACACCGCCAATTGCTGAAGCAATGTCCTGTGCTCGCTTTTCCTGCTCAGTCTGAGCCTCTGGGATTCCAGCAGTGGTAAGCAACTGTTGTTGTGCTTGCGATGGCATCGGAAGGTTTCCGCCCATCATATTGATCAATGACACAAGAGCGTCAGATGCAAGCGTTGGAAGTCCAAGCGCACCTGTTACACCAGCGCGAGCAGTCAGACCAAGTTGCCTTGCAACATCTGCATCCGTCGTTGCTAGGCCAGGAGACTGCATCTGCCTTGCTTGCTCTAGCAATTGCAGACGCGGAGCCTTCGGTGCTTGAGGTTGTTGCGAACCAAGGTACTCCTGAACAATGCGGATGGCTTCCTCTTTGCTTGTTCCGTCTGGAACCTCAAACTTACCGACACCCTCAACTTCAATAATCATTGCGCCACCTCAACTTTTTTGGTTTTTGGGTTAACGCGCAACCGAATTACATTTTCATCTTTGTTTAGTCCAGGGATATTTGGTTCAGCGCCAATAACTCTTTTGACATCAAAACCATATTCAGACGCAAGATTAGAGTATTGATTCCGCTTTTCATTAAACGCATCTACGCTCACTGAAAACAACGAATTAGCAAGATCGGCAAACTCTTTTCTTTGTGACGGAGACAGTTTCGTGCCTTGCATGATGTTAGTTGCATAATTTGACACTCTGTCCAACAACCCACCTGCTTGCATGGCAAGTGCAAGCTCAGACTCTCGCACAACCGAACCAGGATCAAGCAGTTTCATGATTTTGGTTGCAGCGGCAAGGTCTCCGATAGCGTTTGCTTTTTTAAGACCTTCCATTACTTGACCATAAGCCGCTTTCATTTCTCCAAACGCTTTGTAGTCTGGAGAACCTTGAAACTCTGTCCGCAACTTTGTTTCGTTTTCAAAACCTTTTTGACCGCCAGTCATGTCAATCGTGGTTGTTGCCTTTCCAGCAGCAGCACGTTCAATAGCTCTGGTTTGGGCGAGGCGCGACGCTTGTTGATACTGTTCAGGAGTCAACTTAGTAGCAGTCCCAAACCCAAGCTCATAAGCAGCAGAACGAATATCTGCTGGGATTGTTTCTGCCTTCGGAGCACCAGCAGCAATCTGTGTGGCAACACCACCAGGACCAATAGCATAGGCTGCCTGCCCCTCGCCAAGCGTAATCGTCTTAGGCTCTGGAGGACGAGACATCTTCAATTGAAGATCAATAGCCTCCATCACCTTTTTGAACTTCTCAGGATCATCACCGAGTGCACCACGCAACACACCAGCGGCTGCTTGGTTTAGTTGCAAACCACCCGAAGCGACACCGGGCATGATGTTGCCCTCATCGTCTCTAGTAACCTGACCCTGCATACCAAATACAGTCTCCGGCCCTTGCTGAACAAGTGTCGGCATGATCTGTCGAATAGCAGCCTGCTGTTGACGCTGACGCTGCGCCTCTTGCAACTTCTGCATAGTTCCAGCCTGTTGAATCTGTTGATTGACTGCTTGCTGATACATCTGCTGCCCGGAGAGCAATCCAGATCCAATTGCCTGACCGATATTCGTGCGAGTCCTGCTAGGTCCACCCGCTTGCAACAGACCAGCAGCAAGGCCCAACAGACCCTGTTGTCGAGCCTGTTGGAGCATATTTTCATCTCCCAGCAGTCCCATGACGGGACTAGCGGGAAACAGCCGATCCAGAATTCCGTCCATACTTACCTCCGGCCCGGAAAGTAGTTCAACAACATTTCATCTTCACCGGGTCTGACTTGCGTCCGAAACATGGTGGGAACACCAAACGCTCCGAGATCCTCTCTCAGCGGGAACATCTCACCGTATCGCCCAACAGGTGACATAGCCATCGGAGGAGGCTGGAATGCCATCGGAATCGGCTTCCCAGGGCTAACAGGCATGGCTTGAGTTTGGGCTTGTCTCGGTGTCATTGCCCCAGCCAATTGTGCGCCAGCAAGCAATGTTTGTGGCGTAGCGACACGGGACAGAAGACTAGGCGCAGCAGGAGCCGCAGCAAGTTGAGTCTCCAGCGCAGCAGCAGGAATGAATGTCCCACCCGCACCCGCAGCAGTCCCAGCAGCAGCCCCTGTACCCAACAACCCAGGAGCGAGTGTGCCACCACCATATCCCAAGGTTGCACCCAACAGCGCACCCTTCAGAGGATCTTTCTTGTTGGTGACAGCACCAGCAGCCGCACCAATCATTGCAAGAGTTGCAGGACTTGCCATTTTTTACCCCTGAGCAGTCATGCCGAGATTCGTTCTCGGTTGATTGAATGCACTAACCAAAGCAGCGCTACCCAATAGCGTCGCAGCAGGATTGCTGTACTCTGGAGCGACCTGTTGAGATCCCGCAGGTACACCACCAATATAGGACAGATACTGTTGCAAAGCCTGGAAGGGTGCTTGCTGCTGGAAGTTAAACCGATTGATAGCGTCTTGGAGTTCTTGCTGTTGATACTGTTCACCTAACTGACCAGCCTGCAACAGACGCTGTGCTCCAAGATAATCCTGTTCAGCAAGCCCCGGAGCCAACTGAGCAGCCGACAACATTGCTGCTTGTTGTCTAGCCAGAGCCTGTTCCTGCAAACCACGCTCCTGCTGATACCCGGCAAACCCTAGACGCTCACCCAGCCCAGCAAGGTTGGCGGCGAGACTCTCAGCCGCACCAGACTGGAGTTGACCCATCGCACCAGAACCGTATCGACCAGCGCGAGAGGCTTGGGATTCGATATTCTGGATCTGTTGCTGGAACTGAGAGGTGATCGGCCTTGCAGCAGCCTCGAACGTACCCTGTAGAAATGGATTCATCCCCAGATACGCACCCGCAGCAGTGGCAGCACCAGGACCACCACCCGCGGCAAGTTGCTGGACACTCTGCTGTGCCTGACTGACCAGTGGAGAGCCTGCCTGCGCCCTCTGCGCTGCGAGCTCCATCGCTTGCTGAGTGTACTGAGACGGTCCCACATAGGTCTGTCCACCGAAATACTGCGGAACATACCCTGCTCGCATCTCACCCGTCTGAGGATCTCGGTACTGGAGTTGACCAGTTTGAAACAGGTTCTGCGCTGCACCCAGACCCTGCTCGATATATGGGACAAGTCGAGGATCAACCCTCGTTTCTGTAGTGCTAGGCTGAGAACGACTACTCCACATTTTTTACTCCTTAATCCATTTTATTGGATCATCATGAGCTGTACCAAACCGCCAAATATCTAAACTCACTTTTCTTGCCTCATGATAGCCCTTTTTAAGCAGGACAATCATGGAAGAAAGTTGTAAGCCAAACAACCGCAAAGTCAGTGCATATGCCCTATCAGATTCTCCGCCATTCTCTAGTTCAACAGAATCTTGCCACGCATTTATCCATTGCAAGATCAACGGCATCAAAAACTGCTTGTTTGCATTGAAGAACTGATTACAAGGAAGTGTTACTAAAGCTGTAAACATTGCAGAATCAATCTCTGCTTTTGTTAACTCTTTGTCCTTGTCTACCAAATCATCCCAAAGCTCTGCAATCTCACTGATTGCCACCATAAACTCAACTGCGCTAGCATCGCCGTCAAACCATTCGAGCATCTTGCGATCCCGAATGGCCTTCCACTCTTCAGTGCCGAACTTCGGCTGCCCATTTGATTGGTTTGAATCCATGCTTGCGCGCTACCTTTGCCCATCCCGGACGGTTTGACTCAAACGTGATTTTACGCACCCCACCCAATTTAGCAATTTCCTCTGCATGACGGAAACCGTCTTCCATCAGAAACTTTCCATATCCTGCCCAGATATGCAGAGAATCGCCAACAGGTTGAAGCACACCAAAACCTACAGGCTGACCGTCTTCCAGCATCAGCCATAACATTGATTTTCCGGTGTAACAGTCGCAGTAGATGTCTTCAGGTATCCAAGGATCTAAACTCGCTTCCTTGACCTTGATTAGACCCTCTCGAACATAATCCCAGACCTGTCGCAGGTTCTGAGGCTCGACAAAGACCCTAACCGAGGATGACATATCTATAAGACTTGTTTGCGGTGCTGTTTGCAAAGTGATTGACAGTACACTGGCCTTGCGTCTGATTGGATGCGTATACATCCGACGTTGAAGACTCAGATACCATCTGGATTGTTGCAATCACAGAGGGCGTTGCAGGCACATCCGGCCCCGTTCGTGACGGCAAATATTCTAGTCTGATTGACGTATCAGTCACTGCCCACATGATTTCAACGTAGTCACCAGAATCCAGATCAACAAAAAAATTCAGCGCAGCAATAAGATGACCATCAACGGATCCGTGTCGTTCGTTGACTGAGAATCTACTATTGCTGCTTGCGATGTTTGTTCCATTCTTTCGGAACCAAACATCTACGTCGTGGATCTGTGAGTCTGTATTCGTGAACTGAGAAGAGAACTGTAGGTTGTAGACACCAGGACTGGTAACAGTTATCTGGGAACCAGATACTATAGACACGCCATTGCTAAAGTCCGTCGTGCTGAACGACATCGCATACGCATCAACAGTCGTCGTCGCAGACTGATCTGTGTCGTCTTGAAACGCTCCGTATGGCACTCCATCGGTAAAAGCAGACGCAGAGTACGGAGCAAATAGGATGATGCTGTCCTCACTGATACGCTCATCCAGCAGCGTAGTAGTGATCGCGCCACCTGTATCGAGGGTGATCAATCCGACAGAGTTGATCTTGCCGTCAAGAATCCGGTTGACGATCTCGGATACGTCTCTCGGACTACCACCCTGTTGAGGCAGTCTCCGAAACATCAGCGACCACCAACTGCTTTGACCTCAACATCCACACCGACAGCAGTATTCCAAGACTCCGTAGGCGTCAACGAGATCCGGTGATACTTACCCCTAGATCGCAGTGGAATCCTGTTCTCACTGTCAGCAGCAACAGGAGATGTGTAGTTAAGATTCCCATCAAGCCTGGATCGTGCGGCAACGGAAACTGTGGCAGATCCATTATCAACAATGGGTCTGGCAAGCGTCAGAATCGTTTCTGTGGCCTCAACCTCGACATCCCCTGTGGTGAGTACAGCAGTCTGATTGGCGCCTCCAAAGGTCACTAATTGATCTGCCGTAACACCACCGAGAACCAGCTTGCCACCAGCCCATAACCGGGAATCCAGGGAGGCTGGCAGAGCATCAAGGCTGGCTGATACGTTTGCAAGCTGTTCAAGCGTATAACTGGCAGTCGCAAGCGTTGAGATGTAATCAGCGGTTGTGTTTCCATGACTCCACTTGTCCACCGAATAGTTGTAAATCAACAGTTGCTGAACATTGAAAATGTCTTTGAAACACCAGACCACAACTTTATTCACCGGATCGACAGCAGCACTCATCTTGTCAAACTGAGACGGGTCTGCATTATCAAAGAACCAGCGATCAACAATCTCATTCCCAATCGGTCGGACACTCTGACCGTCGGTCACAAAAAATCCGTCATCGCTCAGGAAGTACGTCAACGGTCCAACCTGGACAACCGACCGAGACTCATAGCACCCGAGGTTCCGACTAATGATGTCAAACTGGAAAAACAGCGGAGAGCCGATATACGTCATCCGCGCAATCGCTCTCTCCAGCAACACAATCCCGAACTCACCACCAGTCAACCCACGGATCTCACCACCATCGGGAATCACCTGGGAGTCTGACTGACTGCCAGCACCAGGAGTCCAATTCGTCTCGTCGTTTATATCCGACCAGTAGACCTCTGACACATTGCTCGCAGTCTTGGCAGCAACAACAAAGTCCCTGACAACAGTCACAAACTGAGCAGTTGGGGCAGCAGCAGCAAGATCAGCAAATGCTGTGCTCGATCCCATGTCCCAGGCTTGGATCTCGTCTATCCCATTCGCAGCGATAACAACAGATCCAAACTGAGTAGTCGTCCAAAACGTAGTAGATGTATACGCCGGAGACGCTCGGCTGACATCATCCAACCCAGAGTCCGCTGGATCGAATTTAAACAGCTTTGTAGCGCCTGCTGCGAACAGGGTAGTGGTAGTACCTAGCCTTCCGATAAAACTCGTCAGAAGGCTTTCTGAGGCACTTGTAGAGAGGTCTGCATTGGACGGCAGTGGACTATACCCAGACGCGACAGGAAGGCAGTTGAGAGCCTCTGTCAGACCTCCTGCGATACCAGGACGGTCGGGTGTCCACTTGCCGAATGCAATCCTCATTTTTCCTCGTCAGCCTGCTGCTGAACCTGTTCGCGCAGTTTGGTCCAGATTGCAACGGAGAGTTCTAGGGGCAACTTGCCCAGGCCCATTGCAATGATGTTGGCCTCTTCAACCGTGACGGTGATCGTGAACTCTTTCATTACCAGGGCATCCCGTTCGCAGTCGTGGGGTGCAATTGCTTCTCAACCTTGGCGGTCAGCGTGGCTTCGATCTCAGCCTTCTGGTCGCCCAGCGCCTCGTAGACCCAGCCCAGCACGATTTCTTCGGTCAGATCCTCGTAGGGGATGAAGCTCTCAGTCTCCTGCGTGTAGACCGTCGTGCCGCCGTAGAAAGCAGACGCCGAATCTTGGGAAGCAGTGCAGCCCCATGCGACGTTGATCACGAACCCGTTGGACAGATCGCGGGTCATGTTTTGGACTTGCCAGTTGATGTTCATGCTTATTCCTCGGTAAATTCGTGGATGGCATCAAGGCCAAAGTGGTCGTTGATAAATCGGAGCATTTTCTCGACGTCGATCTTCAGCACCTTACCAGTAGGCGTGTGCTTGGACTTGAAGATCCACTCGTTCGTTTCAGCATCGTGCGGTGAGAACAGCGTGGCGTTACCCGCTGCGTCCATCACATAGGCTTCACCGCTGGATGAGTAGATCGAGATGCCGTTGGTCAGTGTGCCGACAGGGGCGGTGCCGTTGAAAATGTTGAGTGCTTTTGTGCCAACCGTGGTTGCGCGGTCTGACGTGCCGCCGATGGAGACGTTGCCTACGGAGGTGATGCGGGCGACCTCTGCTGCGGAAGTTGTGCCTGTTCCAAAAATAATGCTTCTGCCAGCACTAGAACGTGGTTGCAAAACTAAATGGCCAGCTTCCCCAAAAATACCCGATCCAGTTCCAGAAGTACGCCCAACCAAACAAGTTGTGACGTTCGATAAAAATGCGTCTGTGCTTGTAAGGTGAATTGTGCCTGTTATATCAAGCTGCGCCCCCGGCGAACTCGTCCCAATACCCACATTCCCATCGCTACCCTGCACAAACAACGCATGAGTGTTGGTGTCAGACTCAACGCGGAAGTCGTAGTCGTTGCCGGGGTCGTTGAAGACGGCTTCTGTTTCCAGAAGGCTAATACGGGTATTGAAACTCGTGGAGCCGACAGTAGTAGTGCGAATAAGCATCCCACCAGTGCCGTCAACAAATCCTTGCGAAGCACCCGCCAAAAGCCTGACAAACGGTGCCGCCGCCGTGGTTGTGGACCGTTTGACAACAAGCCCAGAAGCCCCGGATGGGCTGTATATATCGAGTTGAGCCTCTGGGGTTGCTCCATTGATTCCAACATCGCCCTTAAAATAGTTCGCCGCAGTCCCTGACGCATAGATGTTCCACTTGTTCGTACCAGAGGAAACCAGCGAGGTGATGCCTGTGCTTGCAACATTGTTGATTGTCAATGCTGCGTCAATCGCAATGTCCCTCGGGACGACGTATGTGTCACCCGCCTGTGCCGCTTGGATTTGCGGGATACTTGTATTCAAAAGCAAAATTTCGTATGCGGGTGGCATATCAAGCTCCTAAATGTTTCCAGACTTTACGGTTCTTTACCATGCTGATCAAGCCTGGAGAAACACCGTATTGT